GCGCTCGCATCATGATCAACCGCCTGAACAACGCCATCTGCTTTCTGATCGTCGCGGCCGTGTTCGCCATGATCGGCATCGAATCCGGCGCGCACCACAGCCCCACCCACTCCGGCACGCAGCAGGTGGTGCGTCATGACTGAATTGACCAGTGAACAGGTGGCAGCACTACGCAAGGAGCTACCAACTGATTACGACTGGATCTTGAACAGAATGAAAGAACTTAAATCTGATCCACTGCACTCAAACAATTATGAGGTGCGAGCGCTTGAGGATTACATGCAACTGAAAGAAGTGGAACTGGTCAACCTTGCTTTGCGCCGCTATGGCTCCCATAACTGAACGCCGCTTTTACTTTCAGATCAAGGCCGCAAACGTGCTCGAGTGCATCACGGCCACCAGCCTCACCGAGGCAAAGCTGATCGCCGCCGACACCTGGCTCGAGTGGTGGTCACAGATCGAGTGGATCAACGCAGAGGAGTCCCATGCCTGAAATCACCGGCGCCATGCTCCCGTGGCAGTGGCGTGAAGAGGAGAACACCAGCCAGCACGGCGACGGCATCAGCCGGCCGCGGCCGAAGACACGCACCAAGGAGTTCAAGCTGCTGATCTACCCGCAGGGTGCCCGGCCGATGACGTGGATCACGCGCGCCGAATCGAAGCGGCACGCGATCCGCTACGCCCAAGCCCGCTGGCCTGGTGCTGCCGTGGAGGTGGCGTGAGCGACATTCGCCACCGCATCGAGCAGCTGCTGAGCGATACAAGCGCGTTCACAGCTGGTCAGACTGAGGAGCGCCATCGGATCCGCCAACTGATCGACATCAGGATCGACCAGCTGCACGGCACCGTTGGGATCCGCAACCGCCAGCAGCTCTGCGCTGAGCTGCTCTACATCCGCCAACAACTCGAGCCATGACATCTGCCACGTTTCTCGATCAGCAGCGCGCAGACATGATGGACGCGCTCTATGAACGCAGCGGCCGCACCAACGGGCTCTACACCGGGCTGTGGGAGGAGTTCTGCCGCGACCTAGCGGCCAACTTCCGCGACACGCCATACCCTGAGCTGCTGGCTCGTGTGGTGCGCGCGATGGATGCCACCGAGTCGGTGATGACGCAGAAGCAGGCGCAACAGGCGATCGAGGTCTGCCGCCAGCAGCTGCTGGGGGATAAGTGGCGATGAGCCGGCCTTTCAAGCGTGGCGAGGACAATTTCGCCGTGATCTTGAGCGAGGAGCTGGTGCGCGAGCTGCGCCAGCTTCGCGCTGCCGGGCTCAGTTACCAGCAGCTTGCCGATCGGTATGAGATCGACAAGAAGCACGCTTGGCGCATCTGCAAGGGCATCGCATGGGGGTGGCTCCAATGACTGACCAGATCAACCCAGACCACTACAAGCAAGGCCCGGTGGAGGCGATTGATGTGATCGAGGCGGCGATCGCCGGCGCCCCGGATCCTGTGGCCGCCTACCTCCACGGTCAGGCGCTGAAGTATCTGCTGCGGCTCTGGCACAAAGACAGCGCCGGGGTGGATGCTGCCAAAGGCGCCTGGTATCTCCGCCGCTTGCTCGGCAAACTGGAGGGATGATGCACCTGCCCGGCCTGAACCTGCTTGAGCGCGCAGCGCTGTGGGTTCTGGTGCGCAGCCCGCGCACCACGTTGGTGGTGGTGAAGGAACGGCTGTGGCCGACCGTGTTCGTTGCGGCTGATCCTCGGGATGATGTGGCCTGCTATGTCACCAGCGGCGAGGAGGAGCCAGCGAGCATGACGCTCGAGCGAATCTTCCATCAGCCTGCCTACGGCGAGGAAGAATGATCAGACTGCACGCCGGCCGACTGCTGCTGGTGTGCAGCCGCTCCGATCGCAACTGGCACGCACGGGTGATCTTGGGGCCAAAGCCGGAGCACCAGCTTGAGGCTGATACCGGCACCATGCACCTGCAGGAGGCGTACCCGCGCGCGCAGAAGATCTATGAGGCGGCATTGCTGCAGCTGCGGCCGAATGGCGGCCAGCGGATGTGCTGGGACTGTTTGCACTGGGATACCAGCCGCAACCGCTGCGAGATGGCGTTGCCAGAATCAAAGCAAAGCGGCGGCCGCTATGCGGCTAGGTGCGAGATCTATGAACCAGCCGAAGGTGATTAGCCGCACTGACCGTGACGGCGGATGGATTGAAACGCTGGAGCCCGATGGAGGCGGTGAGCTGTACTACCGCAGCTGCGTGGGCGGGATCTGCCGCTACTCAAGCGACCTGTGGCAGGCGGAGCTTTATCTCGACCACCTGCTGGCACGCTGACAGCACCGAGCCCCCGGCTTACCGGAGGCCGGCTACTGCGGCAGCTGCAGGCCACCTGCAGCCGCTGCACGCCCGATGCCGAAGCAGAGCGGGAACGCCTCAGTGTAGTTGGGTTGCCCGGTGGCCGGTCCTCACGCGGTGCCGGCCTCACCGCTGCCGGGCGCAACGGTATCGCCTAGTTCTCGAAAAACTAGGCCGCAAGCTTAGCCCTCACCAGCCACCCAGCGCGCGATTGCCCACTCGCCCAGTGGTGTCCAGAAGTGCTGTGCGCGATACCAGTCGATCCATGGCGCCCTGCCTTTTGAGGAGTTGCATCCGAGGCAGCAGGCCACCAGATTTGAGCGCACCGTAAGCCCGCCGTGAACCTTTGGAATGATGTGATCGAGCGTGGGTGAGCGCCCGAGCGGATCGCCGCAATAGGCGCAGCGATAGCTCCAGGCCAGAAGTATCTGATCGCGCGCGGAGCGGCGCGTGACCAGGCGGGTCTCATCAATGTGGTGCTGATCCACAGAGGTCCGGCGGCAGGGGAACTGTCGTCACGTCGATCTCGATGATGTTTTCCTCTGGTGGGAGGAACTCGGCCAGCTGGCTATAGATGTCAGCCGCCAGGTCGTCGGGGTCCGTATCGGATCGGATGATCAGCTTGGCGGAGATCTCTAGGTAGAACGCCCGCATGGGCTGGCCGCCGCTGGGCCAACGGTAGCGGCTGTGACTGGATCGGGAAGTGTGACGGATTGTGTCCGGGGCGCAGGGTACGCGGTCTGTGGTGTATAGTTAATTCAGTTCAGGCGGAGGACGCCATGCTTCAGGTTCTCGATCAGATGGGTGAGACCCTCACCGTTGGCCAGAAGGTCTGGGTGGACATGCCCCACATGGCCGACTGGTTTCCCGGTGCGGTGATGTTCGCCGAGGTGGTCAGAGGCCATCGCGAGCCCCAGCCCGGCATGGTGTGGGTGCGCCAGCTGCCGACCGCAGCGCTTCCCTTCCCTGGTGAGGAAGGCGGCTGGGTCTCGGAGCAGCACGCCAGCCGTTGCTTGGGGCGCTGAGCTCTCACCGGGGCGCTTCGGCGCCCCTACTCTCCACCCATGACCTACATCCTCCGCATCGGCCCGTGGCACGTCGGGCCGTTCGACACGCACACCGGCGCGCAGCACTGGGCGGAGCGCCACGGGTGCGATGACTACACCATGATCCCGCTCGATGATCCGGCCGAGGCGCCGATCAGAATCCACCGGATGCGCATGGCACCGCTGGCTCATCCCATGCGCGAATAGTGCGCGAACGGCTGAGCCGGCTGGTCGCTGATTGCTGCTAAGTGCTTGATTTGATGGTGAGCGCTGTGGGAATCGAACCCACGACCTACTGATTAAAAGTCGTCCGATCTAGCCTCACGCCAGTTCACGCCAGTTCCACAAGCCTCTGATTCAGCAACTAAATCTCCGCTTGCTTTCTCACGGCCGTTCGCGCAAAGTCCGCCGAAATCACGGAGGGTTGCGCGAATGGTGCGCGAATGGATAGCAGACTCGAAAGTTCCCGGCCTTGGCATCCTGCAGCTCCCATCAGGGGTGCGCACTTGGTATTTGAGATACCGCGAGCCAACCGGCAAGCAGCAGCACCACCGGATCGGCCGCGCTGATGTGGTGAGCCGCACGCTGGCCAGGGAGGAGGCGCACAAGCTGCTCGCAGCCGTCGCCACCGGCCATGCGCCCACCAGCGCACGCAAGGCCGCACGCCAGAGCGCCAGCATGACGGAGCTGCTCGACATGGTGCAGGAGCGCCACTACCCGAAGTTGCGGCCACGCACCCGCGATGGTTACCTGCAGATCTGGCGGCTGCACATCATCCCGGCGCTCGGCAGCGCCAAGGTGAACGCTGTCACCACTGCGCAGGTGCTGCAGCTGCTGGCGCGCATGGCACCGATACAGGCCAACCGCACGCTGGCGGTGCTGCGCAAGGCGTTCAACCTCGCCATCCTGTGGGGTCTGCGCGAGGGCAATCCATGCGATCGGGTGCCGGCCAATCAAGAGCGCCGGCGGCGCCGTTACCTGACCCGCGATGAGCTGCAGCAGCTGCTGACTGCGCTCGACACGTTCGCGCTAGCTGGTGTGCGCTGGCGGTTCGCCCAGCTGGTGCGCCTGCTGCTGCTCACCGGCTGCCGCGTCTCAGAGATCAAGGACGCACGATGGGAATGGCTGCAGGGCTCGGTGCTGGTGGTGCCGGCCGAGGCGCACAAGACCGGCCGCGATGGCCACGCGCGCATCGTGCAGCTGGCACCTGATGCGCTGGCCGTGCTCGAGCAGCTGCGCAAAGCCAGCAACAGCGACTGGGTGATCCAAGGCGTAGGCGATCACCCGCTGGTCGGCTATCAGAAGCTCTGGCTCGAGCTGCTGGCCGCGGCCGACATCAGTGGCCTGCGCATCCATGATCTGCGCCACAGCTACGCCAGCATGGCGATCAGCGCGGGCCTGACGCTGCCACAGATCGGTGGACTGCTCGGCCATGCCAGCCCGGTGACCACCGCCCGGTACGCGCACTTGGTGGATGAGAAGGCTGCCAGCTTGGCGGCGCTGGTGGCCGGGCAAATAAAAACCCCGGCTGACTAGACCGGGGCTCGACCTCACAGGGTTCTCCGGGGTCAGCTTACCCCTTGCTGGCGGTGACGGCCAGGTCGCCGTTGTACCTGCCGGTCACCGCGTAGCTGCGGCCGGGAATGCCTTCCATCTTGTGGAACACCATCTGGCCGATCTTCATGCCGGGCCAGATCGCGACGGGGTGCATTTTGCGCGCGTTGCTGAGCTCGAGCGTGAGGCGGCTGCCATGCCAGCCTGGATCGCACCAGCCGGCTAGCAGGTGCTCAAGGCCTTCGCGTGCGCGGCTGGACTTGAGCACGAACTGCGCAGCGATGAAGTCCGGCAGGTTGAAGATCTCGCGCGTTTCCGCGAGGCAGAACTCACCCGGCTGCAGCCAGTACGGATCCTCGGCGGTATGGCCGGCGATGCCGTGGATCTGCAGCTCAGGGCTCTCGGCCACCTCGATCATGATCCGATCGCCGAGCAGCACGTCGATGCTGGCCGGGTTGACCAGATCAGGATCGAACGGCACCACCATCGCATGGCGCTTGCACAAGTCGTGGATCTCGTAATCGGGCAGTGGTGCCATGCGCCAGCTGTAGGATTTGTGTGCCCCAGCGGGTTGCCGCCCCTGGAGCGTGACCGACCTACGCAACAGGCCAGTGCAGGAAGTATGGCAGCCCATTTCAGGCTGGGAAGGACTTTACGAAGTTTCCGATCAAGGCAGGGTCAGGAGCCTGCGCAGTGGGAAGCTGATGAAATTGTCGGTGGCGAACACCGGCTACATGCAGGTGCAGCTGAGCGCCATGCCAAAACGCAACGTTTGTCACGTTCATCGGCTGGTGCTCGAGGCTTTTGTGGGACCTTCTCCTGCCGGAATGGAAGGGTGCCACGCCAACGGCACCAGAACTGACAATCGGTTGTCGAACTTGCGGTGGGATACCAGAAAGGGGAACATGGCTGACGCCTGCGCACAAGGAAGGACAAACCGCGGCGAACGAAACCCGTGCTGCAAGCTCACCGAAAAGGAGGTGCGCTCAATTCGGTTGTCAGAACAAAGCAACAGCGAGCTGGCCGCTCGCTATGGCATGAGCAGGGAAGCCATCCGCGACATCCGCGCAAGGAAACGCTGGGCGCACGTTCAATAGTCCCATCTGACGCGAGGCGCGCCACGACGCATGCCGATGTGCAAGAACCGAGGTGCGGCGTATCCAAGGCTGTACGGCCAGTTCTGATCGACCCAGCGCTGCACGGCCATCATGTCCACTCCGTCGATCACGAAGTCCACCGCACCCACGCCCGGTGCGTCGTACAGGTGCTCCGAGCTCGAGGCACCACCCACCAGCTTGTTGATCGCCACCGGCCTGTAGCCCGAGGTGATCACCACCGGCTTGCCGCCGAACTGCGCGCGCGCACGCTCGAGGAACTGCGCCAAGCGCATCGCCGTGTCGCACTGGTGCTGGTGATCGAAGCGGCGCGCCTCTTGGCCGAGTGCAAACTCGCCGTAGGTGATGTGGGGCGTCAGCTTGTGGCTGAAGGGCGACTCTGGCGTGAACATCGCCGAGATCGGCCCGGTGGTCTGCCGCTCACGGCCCCACAGATCTCCCTCTGCGATGCGGCGCCGCTTCAGGCCGGCCTCCACGTTGGTGCCGGGGTTGCGGTAGAGCAGCAGGGCATCGGGCACACCGGCCCAGTTCTTCTCGCGCAGCCTGGCGCTGATCGTCTCGAAGCCCTTGGCGCCGTAGAACCCGCTGCCAAGGTTGTAGGCGAAGCTCACCAGCGCGCACTTCCGGTTATCTTCCATCTCCACCCAGTAGGGCACTGTGCTGCGCAGCTTGGTGGCGATGCGGTCCACCTCTTGGCGCAGCAGCATGTCGGCCTCGACGGCGTTGATCTTGTCGCCGCGGCTGACGCGCCGGCCGTCTTGGTAGCGCGTGGTGCCGTAACCGATCGTCCACGGGTCGCCGCCTGATAGCGGGTCGGGGTATGCCTCGAGGTGGCAGCCCTCGAAGTCGCGAATCAGCTTCAGCGCCGCGCTTAGGTCTGCCTGCTTGCCGTCTTGGCTCCAGGTGTTGAACCATGCGCGATCACGCCGCATGGCGGCTGCGTAGCCGTTGACGGCGAGATCCTGCTCCAGCTGCTGGATTGCTGCAGCCTGGTGCGGCAGCGCCTTGTAGAACCGAAACAGCTGCTCGAGTGTGATCGGGCTGGGGTTGCTCATTGCTCGGTCCAAGGTGCGCGGATCCGCAGTTCGTCGGTGTGGATGATCGGCGGCGGGATGTTGGGCGGCTGCGTGTTGTGCCAGTCCTCGATCGCTGCGTCTAAACGCGCAGCCGTATCGATGGCCGGGCCGCTCAGCGCTTTTTTGGAAATGCCATCCGTGCAGCGGTCAGCAGCAGCTGGATCCAGCTGTTGGACTTGAGCGGGGTCAGGGCGATGATCTCGCTACCTGCCGCGATGATGATCGCAATGATGGCGATGGTTTCGGGGTTCATGGCATCCATGGCTCTGCCCTTAAGTTAGTCGCGAAGTTCAAGCGCGCGCACACGCTTATCAAGGTCTGCCATTTCAGCGCGCGCGTCGGTCTTCAGCTCATCCACTGATTTCGCCATCTGCACGATGGTGGCCTCGATCCGTGCGGATTGCACCTGCATCGAAATCAGGAGCGCCCCGATAGCGACCATGCCAGCGGCGAGAGCTGCCGGGAGGGAAGCAGCAAAAACACCGCTGACGGTTTTGGTGTCGTCGGCCATCGGGGCGCTTTGGCTCGGTCACATCGTAGCGATCGGGACCGTTACCGATCTGCGGCGATGTCGCAAGCGGTTAGCCGCGGCCCTGTCCCCGGAGCTTCTTGCGGCCTCTGCGACGTGGCCGCGAATGTTGGCCAAATCCTTGGCGTGTGGTTTTAGGCGGCCCGGCTTGGTGATCGAGGCGGCCGGTGCCGGTTTTAGCGCGAACAGCCATCAGACTGCTTCGCCACTGACAACAGGCTCCAGCCCATCAGCAGGAGCAGGCTCAGCAGGAGCAGGGGCATAAGGATCACTCGGCCAAGCGGGATAGTCAGCGCCCGTAATGTATGCGGCCAGCTCAGGTGTGTTGAGCGTGGCGGCGATTGCAGTGATCTTGTCACCGGCAGCAAAGCGCACATCCTGCCGCCAGGTTTTAAGCAGTGGATCGGCGGCTTTGCCGTTGTCAGCCTCGCGGATGATGATCCAGTCGGTTGGTGCCAGCAGGGTGTTGGCGGTGGTGCGGGTTTGCTGCGTCCACTGCTCCACCAGTTGCGCGTGATCTTTGGGGATCAGATGGCCCTCGGCGTCATAACCCCAGTAGAAGCGTTGATCGTATGCCGGTGGGTCGGGCACTTCCTCGATGCCGATGGCGGCGCGTTCCTCGGGACTGCTCAACCTCAGCCAATTAGCCGGGTATTGCACACCCATGTGCTTGAACGGGGCGTCGGGACTTAGGGGGCGTCCGTCGAGGATGAACATGGCTTTAGTCTCGTAGTTTTAGGTTAGCGCGCCCTGCTGCTTTGGAACGGATGCTCAGCGAAGGCGGCGTAGACGTATGTGCCCCCGCTGGCGTTACGGGCTGCATCACTTGTGCGTAATTTGAAACCGTTACTTGTAATGTCTACGTTGTACGCCGAGTCTGAAATCTCAGCGTCGGAACCATTGGCCCACAGGTTTGTATTCGCAGTGTTATAGGTGTTGCGTGCTGTGTCATACAAATGCCAATAGCTTGTAGAATCTGTTCTTTTAATCATCACCCACCTCGGCCTAAACCCGGTATACACAAAGGGTCCATCTGACGACCCATTTCCGGTGTACGAACCGAAGGCGCTATAGCCCGCCACGGGGGCCCAGCAGTAGGCGACAAGTTTATCTCCATTTGCATTAATTCTTGAATCGGATCCCAAGCTAAACAAACTAGATGTTGGAGACGTATCATTCCAATAGGTTGAATCTGTGTCTGCTGCATTTGTGCTATTAAGACGAATAACTTTTGTTGCACCTAAGGATGTGTGATATACCGCCCAAGAGGTAAGTCCGTCGCGGTTTTTAATCACAATGAATGATGGTGCCACTCCTAAACCATGCCCCACGGTGGCGTTTGAACCTGTGCCCGTATAAGTCACCACGCTGAACCCTGCCGAGATGTTGGCGCGAACGGTGCTGGTTATCGAGCCCGAAGTATTGGTCGCATTGCTGGTGCCGGCGTCCCAGGTCCAGGCGACGTGCGCATAAGTATTGTCGTTGAATCTTGAAGTATTACCTAAAGAGAATCCATCCGAGGTAAAAGCTGTAAGCGAGTTTGTGTCTGTCGCGTTCTCTGCGTTTGCGTTGTTTGAACACAGCGATTTTTGAGCGCCGCGCACAGTGTCAAACAGGCCGTGATTCTCAGCATTTGTGCGTTGCTTCAGCCAGACAAAATCCGGGCTAAACCCCAACCCACTGATCGTTTGCGTGCTGCCATTGCCGGTGTAGAGCTTCACATCCATCACCGTGCTCGGAAGGGCAATGGTCGGCGCTGGCAGGCTGGTGTCGCACAGGGCCTTGAAGCCGCTTGGGGCGGTGTAGGCGAAGGGGCGTTGGCCGAAGTTGCAGCTTACAGAAGTGTAATAGCCGGTATTGATAAGCGGAAAGATCTCACCAGTAACGTCGGTAAAAAAGGCTCCAGTACCAGACGCAGGATTGCCGCTATTCAACCATGTACCGTTCTTTCCAAAATAGATCTTTGAGTTGTCCATGTCCAATGCAAACATCCCGATGTCGCCATTGGAGAAAAGCGCATCGGAACCAACAAGCGTTGAATTGTGAGCGCCTCGACCGCCATAACCGGGATAGTCAGTCATGTAAATAATCCACTCATCTGCGCCGTTAGCTTGAGATAGTGCAGGAGCAGACTGCCTGCAGATGCCTATACGAGGACTAACACCTCCATTGCTGAGAGTATTTAGACGTACTTCCCAGTACCACTTACCCGTCCTGACTCCTATCGTTCCTTTCGACGACGAAGGTGATTCAACTAGTGATAACTGGTCGAGGTTGCCGTTTGAAATTGTCAGATATGACGAGCCTGGGCTCGTGAGCGGGTTAATAGTGCAATAATTCCCCCTCACCTCCCCACCAGCGCCTGTATCGGTGCCGTAAGAAGTCGGGGTGTCTACGAGGGAATCGTTGCCTGCACCAGCGGTGACGGATAGGTTCGTTGGGCTCCAGTTGTTGGAATTCCCGCTGTAATCCTTGCCAAGGGTACTGGCAGTGTTGTTGCTGTTATCGCTGAACTTCAGCCAGAAGCCGTTAGTGCCGAAACTGCCTGAGTAAGCCTTCGGGATGAGCTGGCCTGTTGTTGCGCTGGTCTCGGTGAAGCTGGATGGTGTTAGGGCTTGGCCGTCGATGAAGTGAATGTCGGCGAGGTAGCAGTTAGAAGTGGCACCAAGTCGATGCTCAACTGTGTTGCTTACAGAGGTCTCGTCGTTGAGGCTTGGATCACTTGAGGCGCTAAACGCAGTCTGCTGCACACCATTTACATAAAGCTTTATTCGATTTGCCGCTGTTGACTGAGTGGTATCCCAAGTCAGGACGATGTGATACCAAGCCGAAGGATCTCTAAAAACAGCAGTGGTCGTTCGCCAAGCAGAGTTATAGCCACCCACTCGTAAAACACCGGCGCTGGATTGCCAGCGCAAGTCAAAGTAGTCAAGCTGCGCTGTCCCTGAGCCATAGGCATAAAACAAGTAATCGTCTGTGGCGTCATAAGGTCCACTTAGCTTCACCCACGCCGCCCACGTCCACGTCTTCCTGTTGCCCGCTGATGCCGGGGTGCGGCTGAGGTACGCCGAATCCGCTGAGTTGAACCGCAGCGAACGCTCTACCTGATACCCACCAGCAGCACCAGCCGGCGCGTGGAACAGCAGCGGGTTGGCCGAACCGGGAACGAGCATTTACTTGATGTCCGAGATCAGGCGTGCAGAGATGCGGCTTGAGCTGTCCACGAAATAGACCAGCGCATCCACGGATGAGGCCGCAGTGGTCAGCGTAGGTGCAGTGCCACCGGGAAACTTGAACTGGTTTCCGAAGGCGAGTGTCCGCGAACCCGTCCCGTCCTGCGAGATCAGGATCACGCCCGACTGACCGGCTGTGAGGTTTGTCGGGTTGGCCAGTGTCCGGTTGCCGCCAAGCGTGACGCTGAAATTGTTCGCCACCGCAAAATCAGGCGTGATCGTGGCGCCATCAGTTAGCGCCGAGATGGTGCCGCGCTGCGCTGCGGTGAACGTCTGCGCTGTTGCCAGTGCCGCCCGGCTCACCCAGCTGAGCGCGCCAGAGCCGTCTGTGGCCAGCGTCTGGCCGGTGGTGCCGTCCGCGTTAGGCAGCGTCCAGGTGATGTTTGCCGCCACCGTTGCTGCAGCCTGCAGCGCTACCCAGTTGCTGCTGTCGCTATCTGCAAACCGCAGATCGCTCTGCGCGTTCAGCGTGATGTCGCCGGTGAACGTTGCGCCGGTGGTGCTCACTAGGCCAAGGTTGGCCAGCGTCACGTCACCGATCGTGATCCATGCGTTGTTCGCCGCATTGCGCAGCTTCAACAGCGCTGGCGTCACGCCGGTGTCGATCCACCACTGATAGGCGTAAGTGGTGGTCGGTGCGGTCGATCCGCTGTTCTGGCTGACAATCGCCGCCAGGATCGTGTTCAGCTCAGAGCGGAAGTTTGCCCCGCTCTGATTGGACAGCACGTAGTCAGTTGCCTGAGCCATCAGCTGATCTGCCTGCCGTGACCGACGGCTTGATAGTCGAAGACCTTGCTCACCATGCTACCCCCGCTGTTCCTGAATGTAACGGTGAAGCCGGTGCGCGTCACGCTGGAAACCGTGAAGTAATCACCAGAATCCATGTCCTGCGCGGTGATGCCGATACTTGGCGTGCCATAGAACGCAGTTGGGAAGGTCACCGCGTAACTGCCTGCACCGCTGGTGAGATTGCGCTGCGTTTCGGTGCGGCGCTGGAAGGTGGTCACCACGCCTAGGTTCTCGACCACCACGTTTTGCGCCGGGTTGCTGCTGGTCGCCACCACCTTGAACTGCAGGCCGCGGCCGCGAGTGGTGTTGTTCACGAACGGCTGCCAGCTGCCCCATGTGGGGGTGCCGCTCGGGTCGTTCGCGGTAGTGCGGACGTACAGCTGACAGTTGGCGGCGCCGAGGTCGTCACCATCGATGTCGTCCCAAGCGTCGATCAGGCCAAGCCGGTCATCCCATGCGTTACCGGGCTCAAACGCCCTAGTCTGCAGGATGGCGCGCAGGTCGAGGTCGTAGACGCCGCCAAGGTCGAGCGTTTCTGAGAACTGATAGGTGCCCTCACTCGCTGCGCCGCCGATGTAGTCAATCAGTCCCAGCGCGTCCCAGTCGCCATCGATGGCCATGTCATCGATCAGCGTGTCAGATGCCAGGATCAAGCCAAGCTCAGCCTCGCTGTAGGCCATGTTGGTGCCGGTGCCGTTAAACGGCGGGCTGTTGTCTTCCTCGCGGTATTCCTGGATCAGCTGCGCATCCTGCGGCGCCGGCAGGTCCACGATCACGCTGGCCACGCCATCGGACTCGTTGCCGAGTGAGTCAACCGCGCGGATGAAGTAGGTGCCCTCAAGCAGCGGCACAATCTTGCGCGTGCTGCCGCCATTCACCGCCGGCACGATGTCGTTCGCGCGGCCCCAGCTGGCGCCCTCCAGCAGCGGGGTGTGACGGATCCGCACTTGGCCGCCGATGCGTACGTCGAGATCAACGGACTGCGGCCAGTAGAGCTCGGCGTTCTTGTCGTCGATCGGCGCGATGAACAGGTCTGGGATCGTGCTCGGCGGTGCGGTCTTGCCGATGGCGTCAAAGGTGAACGTGGACGGCTCGGATGCCTTCTGCGCTTGGTTGAGCGACGACACCTCAAACTCGTAGCGCCCTACGCCGGTGTTGAAGATCTCGTACTCAAAGCTGTCGGTGTTAGTGCCCCACCAGTTGTTGTCGGCCAGCCGGTACTTGAAGAAGTAGCGCGCAGCAGTGGGCACCGGCTGCCAGCTGACGATCAACTTGCTGAGCACTTGGCCGTTGCTTTCGTACAGCACTTCCTGCACGCCGATGTTTGTCGGCGCTGGCGGGATGACGTTGAGGTTCGTCACGTCCCGCTGGCTAAGCGGCACGTCGCGCTCGATGTAGTCGTACTTGTCGAAGTCGTACCAAAGGGCGGTGATGGCGTAGGTGGCGTCTTCTGTTTCTTGCACCGTCAACACCCGCCACAGCGTGGGACGGATGTCGTCGGATGTGATCACAAAGATCGCGCCAGGCTGCGGCGTCTGCGTCAGCTCGGTGACCAGCGTGATGGTGTTGCCGTTCACCTCACCGATTGCGCTTGAGCCAAACGTGCCATCAGGCAGCAGCACCCGGATCGCAGGGTTCAGGTTGCTGTTCGGGATGATCGTGGCCGTCGTGTCATCGATCACGATCTGCGTGGTGGTGGCTGTGACCACGCGGCCGCCGCGGCGTTCACCGCTGCGCACTGGGTCATAGATCTGAATCACCTGGCCGGGCCGCACCACCGTGCCGGCCGATACGGTCGTGGTGAAGCTGACCACCTCAGTGGCGTATTGCTCGGAGTAGAGCAGCCATTCGCCTAGGCGCCGCGCTTGGCCGCGAGAGGTGCAGGCAAACGCCGACACCTCAGCCTTGACCACGCCGTACTTGGTGATGCCGGCTTGATCCTCCACCACCTCATAAGCGATGTCTCGAGTTTCGAGATCGAGATAGGAAACCACCGCGACGGTGTGGCGTGTCTTGAGGCTGCTGCCGCTGTAGCTGAAGCCCTCCTCTGTGACGTTGGCGAGGGTGAAGGCGTAGGAGAAGGCAGCCGGAGCATCCTGCGCGATTGTGAGCGCGCCGGTGCTCCAGAACGGCATGGCACGGAACACCGAGCACATGTCGTTAATCAGCTTGTACGCCTCCTCCTGCGTCTGAATGTTGACGTTGCAGGAGAAGCGCGGCTCAAAGCCGCCATTCCCATCTGGTAGACCGTGCTTACCGTTTGGCCCGTAATCCTCAACGCTGCCGTTCGGTCTGGTGTTCAGCGCTGAGCAGTATTTCGAGGCGGCGAAAAATGACCACTTATCGAGCTTGCTGGTGTCGATGTGATCACCGAAGCCATAGCGCGTGCTGGTTAGCAGATCCCACAGGATCCACGCCGGGTCAGAAGTCCATTGGGTGCCGCCCCATGTGTAGCCGTCGCTGGTGCTTTGCGTGAATGTGCCATCCCAGGGTTCGTCTTTGTAGATCAGCGCACCGCGGGCAAACGGTCCAAGGCCAGGGCGTGCGTTGCTGGGAATCTTGACCTTGATTCCACGGATGCGGTAGCTGCGTGATGGCACACTGCTGAACTGCTCAGCGTCCACCACCAGGCCCATGAGGGCGCTGTTTGGATAGCGCAGCTTTGCGTAGGTGATCTCTGTGTAGTTACTCCAGAAGAACTCATCAACGATTGTTTCTCCGCCTGTGCCTGAGGCCGGTGCGTTATCCGTTACGCGAACCACTCGAACGTCAACGGGCGGCGTTTGAGTGAGATCAAACCGATAGGCGCGCTGATAGAGATCAGTGGTGCGGCCTCTAACGGTGTCATCTATGACGGTCGTGAATGGGCCGCCACCGTAGGAGACTTGGATCTGGATTCTGACTTCGCGTCCTTCGATGTCACCGTTGGACTTGAAGTATTGGATCTGCGGGAAATTGAGAGTAACACGAATGGAGTCAACATTCGCGTTTGTGATGCTGCGCGTTACAGGGCTGTCTTTTAAGACTTTGACGCCTACGGGCACCTCGTTCTCGTTTTGGCGGTAGCCTTCAATCCACGTTTGATCAGTTGTGCCGTATCGAGGGTAAAGCTTAACGTCGCGAAAGTTGTAGTCCTTAGTTTGCAGGTTAGCGATGTCCGCCGATGGTTGCAGGATTGGCGTGTTGTTTAGGAATATATCTTTTGCCAGCGCTAGGTTGTATTCGGCGCTGTTGTGCGCAAAGTTCCGAGCAGAGGGGAAGCCCTCGATCTCTCCTTCGCTCAACAGGTCCAGAACCCGCGCATACTGCCGAGAGTCGAGGTTGTCTTTCCTTACGTTCGGCCCGCCGCCGCCGCCGCCGCCGCCCTTGCCGCCGCCACCGCCACCGCCACCGCCGCTGATCAGCTTGTGCTCGGCGCTCATGGCTGAATCTCCTCAGTGATGATCCCGGCAGCGATCACGATGCTGCCAACGATCGTCTCTCCGTACACGATAGGAACGGGTACACCTTGACGGCTCACGTTCTGGATGCCGCTGAAGCTGTAGGACTTGCGCGGATCCGCGTCGCCGTCTGAGCCCGTGTCCAGCCTTGGCGTTGGTGTCAGCAGTTGCGCTACGCCGCCAAGTGCAAGGCTGAGGCCGATACCTGCCACGATCGGGACAGCCTGCGCGCCAAGCGTGAACAGGCCACCCGCCAGCGCGCCTGCAGGCGCAAACAGGAACGATGCAGCCACCAGCGCCACGCCCGCGATGATCCGGCCCACTGCGCCAGCGCCGGCCACTACCGGCACCAGCTTGATTGCTTCAGTGGCGCCGATCGGATCGTGCAGCTGCTCGGGGTGATCGCCCACCTCGAGCTCATGTGATGCCACGATCACCTTGTAGTGCTGGTCGGCCATGTGCGCCTCCAGCTGCGGGAAATTGGCAAGAAGAAACCGTACCGCTTCAGCCGGTGAGCTGACCGCCGCCCTCAAGACTCGACGCTTCAGAAACTTGGCCAGTCGGCCGTAAAGGCGGATCTCGCGCAGCATCGTCACTCCACGCGGCTCAGGTGCCGGATCACGCGCCCGGTGTTCTTCTGATAGTAGCCGCCATAAACGTCGCGGCTGCTCAGGCGCCCGCGCACATGATGCAGGATCTCGCCGTCGCCTACATACACCGCGATGTGATTGAGCGGTCGCTCGAGGCTCATCAGCAACAGATCACCCACCGCCAACGGCTGATCATCGGGCACCGTGCTGAAACCCGTGTCCCGCCAGCAGCCATCGAACATCGGCGCAGCGTTGAACTCCTGCCAAGTGGTTGGCCGCGGCCAGTCGCGCAGCTCGATGCCCCACGTCTCGGCGTACCAGTCACGGCACAGTGTCCAGCAATCAGACACGGCCCAAACCCACTGGCGGCCGATCAGCGGAGCCCGGTAGCCCTCAGGCTCGCAGCTGCCCCATGCGCCGGTGCCAGGGTTGACGATGTGCCACACCAGTCCGCTGCGCTCGCACGCCATGCGATCTGCATCACTGGGCTGCGGTGGTGTCTTGGGGTGACTGTGAACCACTGCTATCACCTCGCCGGCATCTTCGGCCGCGGCGTAGTCCGCTGGATCCAGCACAAAGAAGTCCTCCTCCTCTGCCAAGTTGTTGCACGGCCAGTAACGCTCGCGGCCTTTGACAACCACCAGCAGGCCGCACGCTTCTCGCGGCGCCTCCGTCAGCGCGTGCTCGATGGCAGCTGCTTTGCTTGCAGCGTTCACTGGTAGTAGGTCCCGACTGTTGGGAAGCTGCCGTAGGGCAGGGGGTTGTTGAACCCAAATCGAGCCTCGCAACTGGTCAGCCGCTTGCCGCAGACATCCTGCGCCAGCGTGCCGACAGGGTTGTCATTTTCGTCGAAGTAATTGGTGCCGGTGTAGCCGCACTCGGCGCTGCGGTAGCGCCATTGGCACACGTTGGCGATGCACTGCCGCTTCGGCGCCCTTACGCCCGCCAAGTCCAGCGATGCCGCCAACTCAAACTCAACCACGTCGCGGTTCTCGAGCGTTTTGCGATCGACGTAGTAGATCTCTCGCGGTGCCTCGGCCGTAGGGTCTGGCGTGCCGAACGGGTTGACGTTGCCGGTGAAGTTGATTGCGTCCAGATAGCGCGCGCAGGTGCGGATCCTGGTGAGCTTGGCGCCGGTCAGGTCGTTCCCTCGGTTGGCGAGGTTCACCTCGACCAGCACCGCAGACACAAGGCCAAGCATGTTGGAGATGCGCAGCTTCGGCCTCGGCAGCTGGCCGTTGCCGTTGTACTCAAACCCGTCCACCTCGATCGGGTAGCGCTGGTATTGGTTGCCGGCCCATGTCACCTCGCCCCAGCCGGCTTTTGCATTGGCGCCGGCATGGAACCTGTAGACAGTGTTGGAGCCATGCAATGCCGTGATCAGCTGCAGCTCAAACAGCTCGATAATGGCGCTCGGCGCAATCTTCTGAAGCTCAGGAACGATCGAGGTCATTGCGGCTCAGGCACCTGGCGGAATGTGGCCGTGATGGTGTTGAAGTTGCAGCTGTTCAGCGTGCTCTGCCACTCATCACAAACGAACTGGCCAAGATCGCCGTGCGGGCTTGTCCATGTGAACGCATCCCAGCCGCCGCGCGCTTCAAGGAAGCCCAAAATCTGATCGCGCTCCACATCGGTGCGGTTGTCGAAAGTCACCCGCCACTCCTTCATGTCGGTGTTCAGGCCAAACCGCACACGCTGCTCATAGCCATCACCGAGCTGGATGCGCCGCACGCGCGGTTTGCTGATCTCAGTCGCTGGGAAACTTGGGGTGTAGGTGAAGGTCGCCATCGGTTACGCCGCCAAGAGGCCACCAGGCCGTTTCTGCTTGATCAATTCTGACTGCACCGCCTGCGCAATGGCACGGCCCAGCGCGGCACCGTTGCCCTGGTCGCCTTGCACGCTGGTGCCCTTGGCGTCCACATTGACCACCACGCTGGTCGGGCCGCCGCTGCCGCCTTGCATAGCCACCGGGATACGCCGGCCGTCAGGCAGCGGCACATAGGCCTCGGGCTGGCTGCCCTCGCCAAACAACGCCAGCTGGGGGGTGTTGGCGATACCACCGCGCGCGTAACTCTTGAGCGGTGCCGGCCCGTTGGCGGTCATAATGCCGCCATCGGCAAAGCCGAACGTCTTGGTGATGCCCTTCACGATCGGGGCAATCACCATGATCTGCAGGATTTGGCGCGCGATGTCCTTCAGCACCGTGGCGCCAATCTCGCGCAAGCTGTTGCCCCAGTTTTCGGTGCCTTCGATTAGCAGATCCAGCGCCGAGCCAATGCCATTGCCGATGGTGTTGGCAACGCCTTCAACCAGTGCCTTCTTCTGCTCATAGGCCGTTTTGATTCGTTCGAGCGCTTGCTGCTCGGCCGTCAACCCAGCCAGCACGTCAGGCTGCGCTGCAATCCGGCCGCGCACCGCCTGCAGCAGGGCTTCCATGTCGGTCCGCTGTTTGTCAGTCAGGCCGCTGATCTGCAGATCCTTCGCCAGCTGCTGCTCGAGTATTTGCAGGCTGGCGGTCTCGGCCCGTGCCATACGCTCGCGGTCGATCACCTGCTGCGCCAGCTCAGGGCTCATTCCAGAGCGCTGCAGCTCCACCGTGCGCTCAAAATCTTCGCGCTGCTCGCGCACCGAACGGCGCTGCTGATCGAGCGCGCTGGTGATTGTGCCGAGCTCGGCCTGGCGGTTGCCAAGCAGGTCGCCAATGTTTGCCTGCGTCAGTGCCGCCGTGTTGGCGCCCTGAGCCTGGCTAAGACGCGCTGCGGCCGCGTTCACGCCGCTCATGTCCACGCCGCTGGCAGCGGCCGGTGCAGCAGTGCCAGCGCGCGCTACAGAGCCACCCTGCAAGTGCAGCAGACGCATTCGGCCCTGCGGGGTGTCGATCTCGACCGCATAGCCGCCTGCGCCGGTAAAACCCAGATCACGCAGCACCTTGGCGCCGTTCTGCAGGCTGATGCCGCTGCCGGCCGGCGTGCCGAAATCGATGCCGCGGTGGAAACTGCGGCCAAACAGGTTGCGCGGGCCGAATGGGCTGGTGACGCCAAAGCTGCTCGGCGCACGTCCGTTCACACGCAGGTAGCGATCGACATCAGCCGCAGTGATCGGCCGGCCGTCTGCAAACCGTGCGTCGAGGTGCGCGCCGGTGCTCTGCCCGGTGTTGCCGGTGCGGGCGATGATGCCGCCAGCCATCGAACCACCGCCCAGCGCTGCAGCAGCACCCTGCGCACCTTGGCGCATACGGTCGGCCATCTTTTCGGCCGCATCGACCAGGATCCGGCTGATGCCCTCGGCCACGCTCAGCTTGTACTGCTCAAGCGTGCGCTCGAGCTGCACCTTTTTGTCAGTGGCGTTCTGCTCGATCTGGATCTGCTGCTCAGCAAAACGGCGACTGGCTTCATTCAGTCGCGCCTGCGTATCCAAGGCATCAGTGCCAAGTCCTGCAGCACGCAGCCGCTGCTTCTCAGCCTCAAGCGCGAAGTCCTCCTCCTGTTGGCGGATGCGCCGACGTGCTTCAGCTGTGCTGCGCTCGAGCTCCAGTCGCTGGTCGCCTAGATCGCGCTCAAGCTCGGCCGCACGCTTAATCGACTGCTCGCGGAAATCAGCCAGCCGGCGCTCGGTGTCGATCCGAATCTTTAGCTCATCATCTAAGGCCTTTTTCTTCACCTTGTTCTCCTCTTCCTGCGCACGCTGCTGAGCTGCCCTGCGCTCCTTATCAGCCTGCTCGCGTGCGCGGAGCTGCTCGGCAGTTGCCGGGCCAGTGGGCAGCCCCTCAGCTTGGCGCCGGCGGTCAGCTTGAAACTGGTTGAACAGCTCCTCAGCGCGCTGATTCTGAAAGCGATCGACCTCGAAGCCGTACCGGAAGAAACCGCCGATGCCGAACTTATCGCGTGCCTCACGCTGCGCCTGAAAAGTCGCGCGGATCCGATCCTGCTGCCGTTCTGCAGCTCCATCGGTCAGGTTCAGTGCGTCAGAAACTCGCTGCACTGCTCTGGTGAACGCTCGCAGCAACGTGATCGCAGTCGGCCCAAACGCCTTGGCGATGCCCTCACCAGTGCGGCGCAGCTCGTTCTGCAGATCAGTCAGCGCCTGCGCGCCGGTTTGAAACTGTTTGTTGAGCTTGCCGAGCTGCGTGTCCTGCAGTTGCCCCAAAGCGCGCAGCACCACGTCAGTGGTGACCTTGCCCTCGGACGCCAAATCCTTGAGCTCACCGATCGTCACGCCCAGCTCGCGTGCAATCGCCTGCGCTGCCAGTGGCGCTTGCTCACGGATCGATCGCAGTTCTTCACCCTGCAGCACGCCAGACGCCAAACCCTGCTTCAGCTGAATCAGCGCATTGCTAGTTTCCTGCGCCGTGGCGCCGCTGTTGCGTGCAGCAGCTGAGAAGCCAACGAACGCCTTCTCAAGCTCTTGGATGGTGATGCCAGTAGGGCGCAACGAGGCGTAAAGCGAGGCGAAGCTCTGCTGCGCCTCGGTGTTGCTGATGCGCAGCTTCTGCGCAATTCGTGCCGCGGCTTCCTGTGCCTGGTTGTACTCGCCAAACTCATCAGCGAGCGCCTGCAGCCGCACCTGTGCGCTCTCAGCCTGCAGGCCGACATCCGCCACGAACTTCACCGCCAGCGCCCCACCAGCAGCCGCTGCAAGGCCACCTAGGCCGCCTAAGCCTGCGAGCACACCGCCGCCGCGCGTGGTGCCTGTCAGCTTCGCCTGTTGCCTGTTCAGCTTGTCCAGCTCAGCGCTGTAAAACTTGAACTGCCGGCTGCCGATCTGCGCCTCATTGCGCAGGTTCGTCATCACCGTGATCTGCCGCTGCAGTGAGTTGAGCGACTGACCAGCTGCCTGTGACAGCTTCTTGTTTGCGTTGTAAAGCTGGTCGAGATCCTTGCTGCTGCGGTTGGCCTGCTGCGCCATGCCCTGCAGCCCACGCTTCAGCTGGTCAAGCCCTTGGCCTTCCAGCTTTGCCGTGAACTTGATCGCTGTGTCGAGCGACATCGCCATGGCTCAACGCTCCCTCAGCATCACCGCCAGCGCTGCGCTCTCCATCACCTGCAGGTCCTCCAGGAGCGCGCGCGGGTCGTCCACTGCGTACATCTTAAAGAGCCATGCCAGCACTGAGTAATCGAGGCCGATCACGCCGCCAGCACTGGTGCGCCATTGCGTCTGCACGCGGCACCACATCAGCACTGCATCCCAGTTTTCAGGCCACACCTCAAACTCATCCGCAGCCTCAACCTCAGGCGCTGGGATGCCCATCGCCTCGGCATCCTTGGCCGTGTCATCCTTCACACCGCCGCCGGCCCAATGCTCAGCGGCGGCGATCAGTTTTTTCGTTTGCCTTTGCTCAAGCTGTCGAGCCAGCTGGTAACCACCGCAGCAGACACCAGCGGAACGTTCAGCAGATCGGCCTTGGCCTTCTCGCTGAACGGCACATCAGCGCCCTTGGCGTCTTGGATGCCGGCCCAGCCGGTTAGAACTTCATCGCACAGCTCATCATCGCCAAGATCGCCGGCCTGAATCAGGTCCCAGATCTCGCGGATCCGAGCCTGAGGCAGCCGGCGAAACTCAGCGTCAAAGGTCTGTTTTTCAAACCGGCCACCATCGATGGGGAACTCGACAGTGACCGGCCAGGTGTAGGACTCGCTCTGTGACAGAACGAACGCCATGCAGTGCTCCTTAGGTGTAAGCGAGGCTCAGCTCATCATTGCCTGCCGAGGTGGGAATGGCCACATAAGGCAGGTTCAGCATCTGAATCCCGTCCTGGTCAGAGTAGGTCGGGCTGCCGATGTCGGCCTGAGCTGTGGTGAACGTCACGATGTTGCCAGCGGTTGCACCGTGCTGGAAGGTGATCGAGCCAGTACTCGAACCGTTGGCAATCGTGAAGAAGTCTTTGGTGGCAATCGAAGGAGCCTCGATCACGCAGGTGCCAGAAGGCTGGCGATCGGTGATGAGCACTTCTTTGGTGCAGCCGACCAGCTCGCGGTAGACGATGCTGTTCGACACATCGAAGCTCAGGCTCTGCAGGCAGCCTGCATAGCTGAACGCAGAAAAGTTCGAGGTGTTGCCGTTCTTGAAGATCAGCGGAGCCGCCTGATTGGCGTAGGTAGGGCTGGGCAGCGCCACGTCAGTCGGGGCGTTGTAGATGCCGGTCAGCGTGAAGCTGATGGTTGGAATCTGACCCACTTCAGCGTTGAGGCTGAAAGTGCCGCGGCAGCCGGTCACACGATGGCGGATGCCGTCGTTGTGGAAGTAAAGGCTCACCGAGCTAAAGCTTGAGCTCACCGGCGCATAGGTGACGCTGGTGCTGGCCACCACAGTTTCAGACAGGCCACAAGCTTTAAGCACAGGGCCGTAGGCGGGAGCGGTGCCAGCAGTGCCAGAGCCAGCCAGCTCAACCTCGAACGTCACCTCGACGCGGGTTTGCGCGAGCAGCTGGTCGCTTACACCCAGATAAGGGCGGATCAAGTCACGGCTGACGGTCTCAGCCTGCAGCGGCGTGATCTCAAGGTTGCGCACCAAGATGGCATCAGAGCCTCCGGTAGGCACCGAATCAGTGCCGTAGGTGCTTTCAGTCTTCGCCAGAATCAGGCGCTTGCGGCTCAGGAGCGGCATTGCTCGTTACCTCAGTTTGGGGTTCGGAGGGTTGGGCCGGCTCTGTCCGCTCAATGAGCTTCCGCTTGCCGGTTTTGGGGTCCAGCAGGTAGGTCCCGCCTTCACCCCAGTATTCGTCCACCATCGTAGCCATGATCAGCTCGCCAGATTTGTGACGGAGGTGCGATACAGAACACGATAGTCGCATTGGATCTCACCAGCAGCGCCATCGGCTTCTGCAAAGTTGAAAGTGACGCCTACAGGCTGCACATCGATTGCGTAGCCGCCCAGCGTCAAGTCGGCCATCACCTTCGCGTGCAAACTCTCAATAATCGGATCCGCGATCTGGTCGGGCACTGCGCCGCGCACGATCACGGTGATGCGCACGATCATCGACCAGTCCAGCGTCGGCAGCGCCGTGTTCTGCGCCGCGTTGTCGCTGAGCGGCTCGACCACGATCGCCGGGCTTTCGGCCCTGCTGATCGGTTCAACGCGCGAGCGGTAGATCCGCGTGCTCACGCCGGTGGTGCCGGTGAGCGCCGTGCGCACTGCAGCCAGGATCGTCTCGCGCTTGGTGGTCATGTCTTCTGCAGTCCGATCTCTACAAAAGCGCCATCGTCAATCAGGCGCGTCTCGCGCACGGTGTATGCGACGCCGGCCACTGTGATCGCGTCGCCAAATTTCAAACCGCCAAAATCGGCAGCACGGGCTGTCAGCGTGTAGTCAGTGCTCAGAACCATGTCGCCAGAGATGATCTGGCTAGGCATGTCCAAGATTCCCAATGCTGAAACAGCGCCAGCTGTGCAGCTGACGCCGAAATCATTCAAGAAGACGCCTAGATCTTCACTCAGCGCCATCGGTCTTCACCTTGCGCGCAGCCTTGGGCTTGGCTTCTTCAGCAGGCGCCTCCACGGCCCGGCCCATCCGCAGCAGCTCAGCTGCTACATCAGCGGCCAGATCGTAGACCTTGCCTTCCTCGAGGTGCTCACCTTGGGCGGCACAGGTGCGCTTGATCAGTAGCTTCATGCGAAAAAAGGGGGCCGGTTGCCCGGCCCCGTCTCCTATCAGGCGGTGGTCACGTCGAGGATGGCGGCAAAGCTCTCCGCATGGCGGACAGCCACGTCGTAGGTGATGATCCCGCGAACGCTGGTCAGAGCCTTGCTGAAGTCATCCTGATCCTCACCCACGGTGATCTCGAGGCCGTTGCCCCAGAAGCCAACCATGGCCTGCGAGAAGTCACCCATCAGCACAGCAGAGCAGACGCCGCTGCTGGAACCCTTGGTGAGGTTGCTGGGCACCTGGTTGGTGACGCCGATGGGGTAGCCGTTGATCTCGGAACCGGCAGGGCCGCGGCCGAGAGCGTTGGGCACCTGGTTCACCAGGAAGGGGCCGTCGCCGGTGGTGGAACCACCTGCGCGCAGCTTCTTCAGGGCGCCCATGACCTTGGCGTTGGTGACATAGGCCACGGCATCGCGATTCACGGCGCCGTTGTCGATCATCACTTCGGTCTCGAGGTCCACCAGCTTCTCCAGGGTGATGGCGCCACCGTTGGTGCCCATCGCCACGGAGCCGATGCCGGATGTCTGCATGATGCCGGTGGGCTGGCCGCTGGAGCCAGAACCGTTCAGGATGCCGAGATCAACAGCCAGGTTCAGGCCATCGGTCAGGTCACGGCGCACCAGCTCCTCGATGCCAGGGGTGCCCTGCAGCAGGGTCTGACGGCTGTACTTGGACAGGGCAGCCAGGTTCTTGGGAGCCATGGTCACCTGGTCGAAGGTGGACTCCGACTGGGTGATCGCGGTGGTCTGGGTGCTCAGGTAGTAGGTCGAGGCCACACCGGAGCGGCGGGGAATCGCCACGTTGCCGACCAGGCCAGGCATGGTGCGAACACCAAGGCTGAGCATCAGGGAGCCGTTGCGCAGCGCCTCGATGAAGTCATCAGCCAGCAGATCGGTGGCAACCAGGTTGCCGCCGGTGGTGGGGCCGGAGGTCACATAGGTGGCGCGCTTGCTCAGGGCAGAGAAAGGCACGAAGAAGGAGCGCTCAGCGGTCTTGCTGATGCCGGACTTCTCAACCTCGCGGGACAGCTCGCGCACCAGGCCAGCCTCGCGGCTCGACCAGTCGCCAGTCAGGGCAGCGCGGATGCCGGCGGTGAGGCTGTAGCCAGCGCGCTCTTGGGCAGCCATCTCAACGGGGGCCACGGTCTCGACAGGCTTGGCGCCAATCTTCTCGAGCACAGCGGCACGAGCCTCATCGAGGCTGCGGCCACCCTCGATCAGCTGGCGGCCGAGATCAGCCATGCCGTGCTTTTCGGTCAGAGCAGTGATGCCGGAGATGCGGGCGCGCTCAGCTTTGGCAGCCTCAGCAGCCGCTTCAGCCCGCACCGCCGAGATGTCGGGGGTGTTTTCCATCGGAACCTCAGGTTCTGTTTCGGGGGTTGGTGATGCGGCTGGGGCCGCAGGATCAGTCTCAAGAGACCGACCCACACCCACAGTGGGGTCTGCAGGTATGCTAACCACGCTCACTTCATACGGAGCCCAGCTGGTAGCGACGAAATCACCGCTGCCGCGTTGCTCCATTTCGTTGATCGCGTAGCCAAAACTCACATTACGCAGTACGCCGTCGCGCACATCTGCAAGCACTTCTTGCGCGAACGCATTGCGGCTGAACTTTACCTTTGCGTAGCCGCGCTTCTTCTTACCGTCGATCCACGCGCGCTCGACCACTCCGACAACCTTGTTCGGGTCGTGGTTGAACAGCAGCGGTGCACCATCGTTTAGGCGGCCAAGGTCAGCGCTGCGCTCATCGTGAGACAGCACCTCCTTGCCGAAGTAGCGCTCGACCGGATACTCGGAGCTGAACGGAAACTCGATCGTGCGCTCATCCACCTCCTCAAAGGTGGTCATCTCTGCGCGAGTGAACTTCACCGCAGCAGCACGCAACGCCTCGATCTTGGTGAGCGCCGAGAACCGATGCCCAACCAGACGATCGCTGGCCTCCCATCCGTCCTCGCCCTGGCGGTAAACGCGGATCAGCGCAGCAGGGTTTTCCTCAGTGCCGTTCACCTCAAAATCAGAATCCGGCACATCGATGCGACCTTCACGCACCACGCGCTCGATCTTGCCCTGGCTGCGGCCGCCGGAGCTGTCCCAGCTGACAAAATCACCGACCTTTAATGCGTCGGCCTCTGCGCGTTCCATCGTTTCGGCTGCTATTTCGTTCATGCTACGGGGCTTCGTTGTCACTAATCGGCTCGGCATCGGCTACCGGCTGCACAGGTTCGAGCTCAACCTCCTCCGGTTGCTTGCCGCCGTTGCCGTCTAGCTGATCAGGGTCGGTGTCGAAGTAGAGCTCGAGCTCCTCAGCCATCTCCAGCTCAGCCGCCCTGGCAGCCATCAGCTCCTCAAGGTCGCCGCCTTGCTCTGACACCACTTCGCCAAGCGTCTTGAAGCCGCAGCGCACGGCCTCCTTGTACGCCTGCACCTCCTTGGCCGGATCCACCCATGCCCAGCCGCGTGGCATCCACCGCACCATCCGGTAACGCTCGGGATCGGTCTCATAGGCCGGCAGGTTCAGCACACCGCTCAGCACGGCCATCTCGAGCCATGCTTCAAACACCGGCTGGTGGAAGTTCTCAATCAGGTACTGCTGCAGCGCGCGCCAGTGGTCGCGATCCTCAAGTAGCGACAGCCGGCTGCTGCTGTAGTTGCTCTGGCTGAAGTCCCGTGAGATCGACTCATAGGAGCAGCCCACACCGGCCGCCATCGCCCGCAGCATCGCCCGCAGGAACGGCTCGAACTGCCCATCAGGAGCATCTAGCTGCGGCACCGTCACCGACTCGCCCGGCGCCAAGTACTTGAACACACCGGGCTCGAAATTGCTTACCCGCTCGCCGTCGTAAACCTCATCGCCCTGCAGCTCGCCTTCATCGCTGGTGATGAAGCCCATCAGCGCGCTCGAGGCCCGCGCGCGGATCACCTCGGCCTCCTCATAGCCCTGCAGGTGGTGCAGCCGCTGGATCGCAGTTGCAAGCCACGGCACACCGCGCGTCTGGCCCGGCCGATCCATCAGATACAGGTGGATGATCTCATCAGCAGGGACCAGCTTGTGCCGCGGTCCCGGCTGCCCCTGAAACGGGCTATCGCCAGGGTGCTTGTTCAAGAAGGCGTATTGAACCGGCCGGCCCCACTTGTCGCACTCAACGCCCATCCGCCACTCGTTGCCGTCCACCGTGCTCTTGCCGGTGTAGGTGTCGTCCAGCAGATCGGACTCGATCACCTCAAGCGAAAACGCCACGCGGCTGCCGCCAAACGGTTGGCGCACCTTGCGGATGAACACCTCGCCCGACTCGCACATCGAGCCGATCACCAGCCGCTCCATGTCGTGCCAGCTCAGCCGGCCGCCGGTGTGGCAATACTGCTTCTTGCTCCACTGGCGCCAAGCGCGCTCGATTGCATCGTTCACCGGCTGATCCAGTCGCCCACCACCGCGCTGCATCCGCACCTGCGCCTGCAGCTTGATGCCGGTGCCCACCACGTTGTTGCGCACTGCACGCACCGCTTGGCGCGCGTAGTCGTTGTCACGCACCAGCTGGCGCGAGCGGTTCCGTAGCCGCGGCAGGCTGCCCTTGATTTCAGCATCGGCTGAGGTGCTTTGCGTCACCCAGTCGCTGGTCAGGCGGCTGACCGTTGCGCCCTGGTACATCCGGCGCCGCGGCTGCTCAGGGGCGCCGCGCTGCAACCAGCCGAGAATCGAGGATCGGATGCCCATCAGAAGCGCACGAACAGGTTATGGGGGTTGCCGAGCCCATTAGCGGCCAAGGCCGCCGCCTGCTCGCGCTTCACCTCGGCCTTCAGTTTGCCCTCCAGCGCCAGCAAATCGGCTAGCTCGTACTTCTTCAAGCTGCGCGCGCCGATCTTGTACTCAGACACCGCACCGCCCGAGATGATCGTGCGGATCGCGGCTTGCACAGCGTCAAGATCCTTCTGCGCCTGCGTGCGGCCGTCGAACGCGCTCGGTTGGCCCGTGTAGTCGAGGCCGGCCTGCACCTGCAGCTGGCCAGCGCCCAGAGTGGTGACAGCGCCGCCAACATTGGCCGTTGCTACCGCCTGCCAGAACCACAGACCAGCCACAAAGCCGTCAGTGGTGGCCGCGGCAATCGTGAACTCCCACCCGCTGCCGCTTGGTGTGCCCTGCACCGTCACACCAGCCACAATCGCGCCCTGGTGGTTGGTGTTAGTCCGCAGGTAGTACGTCAGGGCGCTGTTGCTGCCATCGATCGGATTGCCCAGCGTGTCCCGCGCAGCGACATCTCGCCACTTCACCGTGTCGCCGGCTCTGATTTGCGCAGGAATGTTCACGGCGCCTTACCAGTGGGTTGCAAACGCCGGCGCTGCGGCTTTCCTTGATCTTAGCCGCGGCTTCTCGCCGCCAACAGCGGCACTCTGCAGCCTTGCTTCCAGCTGATCCCAGATGGTTCTCCGGTCGTACCGCGAATACATCCGATTTAACGCCGCATAGGCGTACACCAAGCAATCCAGCGCCTCATTCCTCGCGCTTGGTTTCTTCACCCATTCCCTAACCGGAAACCCCTTCACATAGCGCAGCGCCTGCTTCTCCGCCGTCAGCTGCTCGAAATACTCCTCGCCCGTCTGCGCGTGGAAGTGCAGGTAGCCCTCGCCGATGTCGTTGTGCTTCAACCGGCCGAACAGCGTGGTCTTGATCGTGTCGCTGCCCACCGGCCACACCTGCGCACCACGCTTCAGCGTCTGCCCCTTGGCGTTGATGTCCACCTTGCCCGGCTTGCCGATCGGTGGTTTGCCGCGCTGGCTCTGTCCCTTGATCGCAATCACACCAGCGCCCTGCCGCTCACGCGCGTACTGGTACACCTCCGCCGTCGCGTGGCCGCCGGAGTCAACCGCGACCACATCGGCGCGCAGCTTGCCGCCACCGGCGTGCTCCCATTCGTGCAGCACCAGCAGGTCCAGCTGCTTCCAAACTTCCGCTTTGCACGGGTCGCCGGCAATCTCCTGGTGGTCGATCAGCCAGCCCTCCTCGCCGCGGCCCCATCCCCACACGCTCACTGCAATGCGGTCACCCGCTGATCCGCCACCACCCTGCACGTCCACGCCGATCGTCACCGCCAGCACGCCCTCCGGCAGCTTGCCCTGCGGATACGCCTCGCAGCGCTGCAGCAGCGCATCGGCGCTGACCTTGCTCGCAAAGTCCTCCTCCCACGTCTCCGCCAGCCGCGTGTTCACAAACGACTTCAGCATCGGCGCGTCAGCCTTCGCCCGCAGGAAGTCGTCCACCATGTCCGCCCAGCTCAGCCAGCCGAGCGGGCTGTAGAGCCCCGACAGCTGAAACCCAGCCGTCTTGCCGTCGCTCGGTGCCGTTGCGCGCCACTCGCCTTGCCGCAGCATCGCCGGCTTGTGGATCTCAGCAAACCGCTCACCGCAGTGCTCGCACTCATAGGCCGCCGTCGCCGGGTCGTTGTGCTCCCACTTCAGCTGCGGCCATTTCAGCCACTGCATCGCACCACAGCTGGGGCACGGCACATAAAACCGCCGCTGATCGCTGCGCTCGAACTCCGCCTCGATCCGGCTGAAGTCCTTCACGGTCGGCGTGCTGGTGAGCAGGATCTTGCGCCGTGCAAACGTCGTCGCCCGCTTCTCCGCCAAGCTCACCGGATCGCCTTCGCCATCCACATCCAGCGGAAAGGCGTCCACCTCATCGCAGAAGATGTAGCGGCACGGTGTTGAGCGCAGGCCGGTGGCCGAGTTCGCACCTGTCAGCAGCATCATCCCGCCGGGGAACTCCTTGCTGAACATCGTGTTGCCCGAGTCACGGCTCCGGCTCGGCGCGATCTTCTCCGCCAGCACCGGCGTCTCCGTGATCAGGCTTTCCAGCCGCTGCTTGCTCAGCCTCTTGGCCATCTCCACGGTCGGCTGCACCAGCAGCATCGGCCCCGGCGCGTGCGCGATCACATAGCCCAGCCAGTTTGAGCCACTCTCGGTCTTGCCGGTCTGCGCCGCGAACATCATCACCACCCGCTGCACGCTGCTGGTCGTGCTTAGGCAGTCCATCGGCTCCCGCAGATAGGGCGTCCGATTCGTGCGCCACGGTCCCGGCTCCGCGCTCGCCTTGCTGCTCAGCCGCCGGTGCCGATCCGCCCACTCGCTCACCGTCAGCGGCTGCTCAGGCCGCAAGCCATCCATGAACGCATCGCGCCACACGCTCATCGCTCCACCTCCACCAGCGACAGCAGCGCATCACGGTGCTCATCGCTCAGCAGCTGGTGGATCACCGCCGGATCGGTTTCACCCGCCAGCTGGTGGCTCAGCCGGTCAGCCAGGTTCGCCAGCGCCTCACGGATGCTCCGCCCCACCTGAAAGGCGTCCTTCTTCACCTCCTCGGCCGGCACCAGCTCACGCCGCTGTTGCGCCACCTGCAGCTTGCTTAGCTCCGCCTGGTAATGCTCGCGTCTCGCGCGACTCTCATTGAGATCCGGGATCGCGTCATCCGGCAGCGCCTCGATCCGCTGCCGCAGCTCCCGCGGTGTCCGCGGTGCCGGCTCCTCGATCGGATCAGCCTGGCTCACCTTCGCGTTATGCGTCGCCTTGGTGTTCTTGTTCCAAAGCTCGAGCGCTAGGTCGCGATCCAGCCACCGCTTGCCGTCTTTCTCTACAACGGCCGCGGCGATGCGGCTCTTGCTCGCCGCCGTCACCGTGCCTTTTGCGCAACCTTTCAGCGCCGCAAACTCACTGAACGTGACCAGCAAACAGATCTCGCCTTTTAGTTCAACAGAATGGTAGTGAACTATTGAACTCTCAAACGGGTGGGGAGGTCTATGCCCGTTTGTCTCACTCTGCGTCCCGTTTGAGACCGTTTTTTTCTGACGCTAGAGACAGCGCGGGGTGGCGAAATACCCTCGATCTTTCTGAGGGGGAGGACCCGTGAGATCGACTGCGGCGCAAGGGATCTCAGCGATTGCCTTACAACGATGGCGTGATGTCATCAGGGCTTGCAGTTGAGAACGCTTGCGGCGCAAGGGATCTCAGCGCCCGCCCAGCCTGCGCTGCAGCTCGGCCTCCACGGCCCGCCGCACCTCAGCGCCCCATGCCCGCTGGAAGCCCTCCATCAGCACCTGCCGCACTGGGAACTGCGGCCGCCTGACCTTGGGGTTGGGGTCAATCGTGAACACCCGGCGCAGCTCCTGCCCGCCGCGGCCTGCCCTGGTGAAGATTGCCTTGGTGCTGCTGCCCTGCTTGACGGGTGCCACGAAGTACTGCCGGCCCTGCCCACCTTGGCGAGCGGAGCCCAGCACCTTGGCGTAGGCGCTGATCGTGTAGTTGCCTGC